GTGCAACGTTTGGTTTTTACGTCCCAAGTAACCTGTTGGCTATTTCCACAAAGGTTTCCAGTAACAATATCATAATCGTATGTGTTATTGATTATACCACACAAAACATAATTTGCAACCTCTTCTCCTAAAAATCCTGCAATATTTCCATCACCCTTCATAATGGAATTGTTAATAACCCCCATTTCTCGGGCTTTTCGCCATGCTCGCTTTTTCATCCCTTCTGTAATTTGTACTTCAATCATTATCCCGGAGCCTCATAGTATCCAATATTAAATCCGTCTCTTGTACACTTTTCTACAGTTTCATCGTGACCAAATGCCTTGAGATGGTCTTCAACATAATTACACATAGGTTGATTTGTTCCGGGCCAATTATTTTTGTAAAAATGACACAGCTTAGTACACTTAAAATGCGAGCGCTTAGCGCTGCATGGTCGCGGATATTCATTGTGCTGAATTTGTCCGAATCTATTTTTCAACATTTCTAAAAACTTAACCTGATCCGACTGGTCAAAACACATACTGAAAGGACCGCCATCCCTAATGTAAAATATCGTCATGATTGCTTGTTCATATTGAGGATAAAGTTTAGAGATAGCATAATTATACAATAGAAGTTGCGGATCTTCAAGTAATTTCTCATAAGTTTTTTCTTCACCCGTCGCCCAATTCAACCTGCGCCCAGTCTTCCAATCCACAACTTCGATCACACCGTCGTCAACCTGAGTAACTAAGTCGATTGTTCCCTTGATTGCAAGCTGACCTTCCATCATTTTTCCATTAGGCATTTTATACTTAAATTTGGCCCAATCTTCTTCAATAGGAATATCAAATTGCGGCTCGGTATCTACGATATTTCTATTCCGAGGATCGAACTGTCCCTCGTTAAATTCTAGTGCAGTCTTGACCTGCTCCTCACAGAACCTAAAATCAGCAGGCTTGTAGGAGTGATGACAATTTTCTGTGTAATGCTTATAACTCAGATCTAAAACTTTGGCAACGAATTTTTTTGTAGTCAAAGATCTTGGAGTAAAATTTACCTTGCCCACAGCGTCGTCATTGATATACAAGCTTTTACTGTCTGCATTTTCTTGCAGTTTTTTGGTGCAGGCGGCAAGAACCTCCATGACTTTGTGGACAACTGTGCCTAGCTGAGCCTTTTTACCAGATAAGCTTTGATGACCTAAAACATAAGTGATAAAGTATTGCATTTGACAATACTCATAATTATTGTAGCTGGAGCTACGAATATAGGTTACTATCATTAGTCTTCCTTAATTTTATGGATTTTCTTTTTTCTAGTGTTCTTTGAGTCCGCAACAATTTCTTCCTGCAACCATCCAAAGCCTTCAATTGCTTCTATAATAGCTGCGCACGTTTCATGTATTGTCATATCTTGGTTGTCGATAACATGATCTATTTTGTCCCAGCTCTTTTTTATTTCCTGTTCGCTGGAATGATGATCTACCCCTTCAGTAGAGCGAGTAAGTCCGATAACCTTGCCGCCTATTTCCTGAATAGCTTCAACTTCGTTAGGAAATCTACAATCATCTATTACTGCGAGTAGTGGCTGCTCTAGCTGAATGTCTTGCAGACATCTATCGACCCAAATATTTGGGTGAATTTTGCGGCAAATATCTGTGCCGAAATGTTGTAGGAAGTCGCGAACGGTCATTGGGCCTGCGGTATGATATGTTAGATTTATTTTAGAAAATTCTTTTTGCATTGCCTTACTATCATAATTCAGACGCAAATACCCCCATTCTTCTTCAGCAACCTCATGAGTCAAAATCCCCGGCATGTTTTCCCATCTTAGATGAGGAACTACTTGCTTCTTATGTTCTAAACTTCCGTAAACCTGCTCATTTTTAAGGCCGAATAAACCAACAGCCATCTCTTTCAGAGGGTCTGCAAAAGAGTATTTTTTAACGAACGGCCACATATTATACATAGCCCATTCGATAAATTCTACATCTTTTCTATTGATGTCCATATAAGTGTCTGAGACCTCGATTTTGCCGCTTTCTGTCTCAACGTCTGTCTTGATGATGAGCTGACCTCGATTGGACACCCCAAAGTTTTCAATGATGCGATGGGCGCGCATTTGGTATCCATGCAGAAAATTCATGCTTGTTGTTTTGCCGCATCCTTTACCGCCAGCGAAGGCGATGACCTTAGTTTTCATTTATAAATCCTTTTAACTGTGGATATAGAAATTCTCTTATTTGTTGAACTGTTAAATCACCCACGTCTTTGACACCTTCAATCATTTCTGGACGAATATAATTAAATCGCCGTCCGCAGGTTTTTACGATTTGCTCAGCAGCGCCATTTCCCGCATCATCATAATCAGTAAGTATGACTACGTTCATCGCGCCACTTTGCTCCAATAATATTAGCTGGTCTTCATTCAAACTGCACCCAAAAATGCCAACGGCATTAGCGATGCCAGCTTCGTGGAGCCTCCAAACATCTCCCTGTCCTTCGACTAAGACGACGCTTCCTGTATTCATTATCTCTTCTTTTGCGAGGTTTAGCCCATATAAAACATTTTTTTTGAAACCTTGACTGTGTAGCCATTTAGGTTTTAGATGTTCTTTAATTGCGCGACCAACGCAGCCAACATAGTTATAATCTTCATCGTAAACAGGCACTACTACGCGGCCAGACATTGGCTGATTGCCAGTCGTGCATTCGCCTACGTCGAAAGCTTCAAGAACAAGTTGGCTATAATTTCTTCCTAAATAATATTGAGCAGGTATATTTAGTTTTCCCCGTAGATCAGATCTCGATATTACCCCTTCCTCTCTTTCAATACGACGATTAAAAACATCTAACGTTTTAAATTTCTTTTTGGGAGCTTCTTTGATTTCGTCAAAATCTTTTCCGATTATATCTAGACAAAAGTCAACTGTCTCTTGCATCGAAACTTTTCTGTCTGCGTGGTAAGATAAACATCCTCGAACGAATCCAAACAAACTGTCAATGTATTCTTCTTGACATCCTTGCGTCCAGCAAGTCCAATTGCCCTGCTTGGTTGTCCCATCAGTAAAAATACAACATCCTTCAGGACTATCGCCACCATGAACTGGACATGGAAAGGCAAGCCTATTTGGAAATTCAACGTAATTTATATCGAAGTGAGTTAAAACTTTTTCGATGTGTAGAAGTAGTTCATTAGATATCGAAGATATCTTCTGACTCGACATCATCTGTCTCGAACCCTTCTTCCCGCGATCTTTCATTCTCATGAATCTCGTTTCTTGTTAAACCTTGCTCGATTCTGCCAAACCTACCATGCATTACCATACTAATGTAGTCACCATCATCAAGACCCTCCCCGTGACGCGCTACAACCGGAACTAATTTTCTGTTGCCATTGCTCTCTCCATCGGCAGCTATCTCTTCGGGCGATTTCATCTTGAAAATAGAAAAACTTGTACATAGCCAAATAAGCCTGTCAGAACCAGAAACAACTGTGGTTGTTTCGGTCGTAGTCCCATCTCTGTTTAATTGTACAAAAGCTAGACATGCGACATCATATTTAACAGTAAAGTTATGCAGCTGCGTAATTTGAAAGCCTAAGACCTGATATTCTTGCATAGATGCGCTAATGCCTTCGCTGCCCATCAACTTCAAGTAATCATAAATAATCAGACAGTCATTGGTTCTACCATGCTCATCAAATCCAACATGTTGATAAATCCATTTTCTCATCTGGCTTAAAATATTTTCAAACGATTCACCAGCAATGCTAATATAGTGGTATGGAATTGATTTTAATTTCTCTGCGGCTTTGTGTACCTTTTCTTTATCAATCTCACTTTCGGTAAATCTGCCACTCGCAATTCTGTTAATTTCAACACCAGAAATATTGGCCAACATTCTATGGTAATGATCTTCTTTTGACATTTCTGTGTCAAGCATTAATACTGGAACATTTTCTTCTCCAGCAACATAAAGTCCAACAGCGTCCCCATACATAGACTTACCAACTTTTGGCCTCGCCCCTACCAAATCAACACACTTTCTTCTAAAGCCGCCTCCGATAGCTCGGTCGTAATCGCTAAATCCAGAAGGTATCCCAATATAATCTGAAACATTATTTTCTAAGAAGTCTAGATATTCGTCAAGACCTTCTCCAATGGTCTCTGTCTTTTTGTTGCCCGACTGGTAAATATCTCCTGTGGCTTCCAGAATACGGTTCTCAACACGCGAAATAATATCCATGATATCTTCATCGCCTGTAACTGAACTAAGCTCAGAATCACAAGCCTTCATCATCTTGCGGAAATCTCTAGCCACTCTTAGCTTTGTTATTTTGGATGCGTAAATACCAATATTATCTTTAACAATTGGCATGTTAAAAAGAGATCGAATATATCCAATCTCTTCTTTGGTGTTGATTACTTCCTCTACGCCCATATTATTTGCTACGGACAGTATAGATGATAATTCAACCTCTGTATTTTCAGAAATTGATTTGTAAACACAGTCAAATATTAACTGGTTCATTGCGTCTGTAAATGTCTCAGACGTAACGTAGTCAATTTCTAGATAAGCATCAAGACCATGCTGGCACAATCCGGCCAGCACAGCTCGTTCAGATGCTAAATCTTCTAGTTTATTTATCGTCTTAGGCATTTGTCACAAACAAAAAAGTCACGTTTGAATGTTGGATGAATTTCAACTTCTTTATTACATCGAGTGCAAACTTGAACAACTTTAGAAAATTTAGGTCTAGTTCTTTCGGTTCTGCTAATATCTGGCGTTTGGTTGATCTTGTCTTTATGTTCAGTTCCATTGTCTACAAACTGATTAACTCTGCCCGGAGGCGTTACAACTGGCTGACGACTATTGCTTACGTTATTCATAGCAAATTCTGAGAACTTAGATGGCAGCTTAGACCTATCTGCTTCCGACTCTGACATTGTAGCAGTCTCTACTGGAATTTCATCGAGTAATTCCATAGCAAGCTCTATCATGTCGATGTCGCCTTCTTCTTTTGCTTTTTTGAGTAATTTTTTAATCTTGTCTTTTGTGGTCATTATTTTCTCCTAGCTAAGTTGGTTAGTATGTCTGCCATGCTTAAAATTCTACTAGCACATCCTTCTAATGTTCTGACTCTAGCTTCGGCATGTTTTTTGATTACAAGTATTTCGTCAGCCAGCGGATTTTCTTTGATGGCGGCATAATATCGCTGCTGCCATTTAGCGTACTGCCCACCGTACTGATCAAGTACCCCACCTATTATATACCAAATCGAAGAATCTGCCCACTCTAAAATGTTTTTTTCTTTAACTTTTACAGTTTCTACATATTCTGCGTAAGCATATAACTCGTAGGCGCACATCAAACATTCGGCAGAAGTTAGCGCACGCATTCTGTCTGCGTCCATGTTCAGCAATTCACTGATCCTGCTATCTTTTTCTGGAGCTTTTACTTCTTTCAAATGCTTAGAAGTTTTCCAGTCTTCAATAGCTTGCTTAAATTCCTGTAATCTTTCTTCGCCAGTCATCTTCTGTCTCGTTGTAGTTAAATTCAATAATTGTTATACTGTTAACATTACACCATTCTTTTTTGTCGCGGTCGCGTGCTTGCGCCTTGTAAAATGATAACTTATCTTTAAAATGAAACTTGTTAAACTCGAAGTGTTGTTTACCATGTACTTCAACAATCAAATTCCTGTTCGGTATATAGAAGTCACCCCTAAGTTTAGAACGACTTCTTTCTGTTTGCGTTCCTGCTAGAGTCACTTCTTCCAGAATTGTATCATACGGATAACAATTTTCAAGTACTTTTTTAGCCTTTTGGTGAAGTTTTGATCTTTTTCCGCCTCCAGACTTAGGGTTCCAAGTGTACTCTCTACCATCTAGTCCGGTTATTTTCATAGCATTGCTTTGATTTGAG